TCAGTGGCCCATGTGCCAGATGTGTGATCAGCAACTGATATGTAGACGTTGCCGGTGTCAGCCCCTGTAGCGCCATCTACGATGACATCCCGAATGTTGTAAGCGGTAGCGGTGACCCAAGTTCCTTTCCAGAGGCCGATACTTTTCTGTAATTCCGGTGTGCCTGTCGCAGAGAACCCCACAACATGGAGCGCACGTTCTGCGTCCGTCTGCGCGAACTGGACATCCTCATCATTACGAAGTTTGAGAGAGGACTTTATTGGTAATTCAATCGAATCAAACGCAGTAACGAGTGCATCGAAATCCGCTTTAACAATGTCGCCTCTAGCAAGAGTGCCTTTCGTATACGAGCCTTGTCTGGCAAAATATGAGTTCGCCATTAGCGTCTAATCCTACGGTTGCTGTAGTGAACCGTCACACCCTGTAAGATGTGCGGCTGTTCATATGCTGTTTCAGACAAAATCAAAATCCCCATGTTTGTTCCCATACCATCAATACCCTCCTCTGCCGTGGTCACAACTTGACCCGACCAGTTAAAAGTATTCCAGTTGGCAATATTCCAGAATCCACCACCACCCGATATATCGAGATTTACAGAGCGGCCTTCAGGCACATCCACAGACCCATATGTGAAATCGGGTTGAAACTTGAGTTCGATATTGCTATCCGCTCTCATCTCAAAGTGAATCTTTCTGAATCGCTTGTTTCTTGTAGGAGTGTCGAAGTGGTAATACGATAACCTTAGAATCCCCTCTATGGCCGTTCCGTCAAAAGATGTACCCTTATCCATCTCGTACACGAATCCGTCATCAGACCCAAAGAACATAATCTCATCACCAGATGTGTCTTCAGCAGAACATACGGTGTAGACAGGTTTACCAAGATCAACGCGAATAAATCCCGCCAATCTGTTACCCGTGAATGTTCCATACACGCCAGTGCCATCGGCAAAAAACAGCCTGTACTGGCCCTTCTTTCGCACTCGCAATGAGGATAGAGAATTACCCTTTTGGGAGTCGATAATCGGCTTAATCTTCTTACTCAGTGTCGATACAGCAAAGTCACCGTAAGCGTTCACTGCGGCGAGGTTCGTAATTCCGCGATCATCCAGATAAATTGTTTCAGTCAGGTTTTGGATTGTCCATTCAATTCCCCCAGAGTTGTTGGAGAAAGTCCGAAGGTTCCAATCTGATGAACTCGTACCGTAAAGGATGTAGGATCGGTTGCGGTTGAACACCGCCATCGCATCGCCCTTCATAACCTGTAACGCGGTTATCTCGTCACCAGTTCCAAGTTCTGACGCGCCGGTCACAACAGACCAACCATACGGATCACCGATAGAGGAATGCTGTAACGAGCCTTTTGCAAAAGATAAGAAGAGGTGCTTTTTGTGGGCGGCGATATGTTTTGGAGAATCTACTGACATCCCGCTGAAGATTGGAACCCAATATGTTCCATCAAACTCAAATGCGGGATTAAACCCATCTACCCCGTACATTCGGTTTGTGGAGGCTGTGCCGCCAAAGTTGTAGTTGACGAATTCGTATCGCCCACCCGGTATCAGGGATATGGTTGTAAGAGCGGATGTAGAGGCGGCAATCGTACTCCCGCCAACCTGTAGCGGTTCACCACTCTGGAAAGTTCCAGTGAGATTTGAGAGGACAAATATCCCCTCTGCATTTGAAGTTCCGAACGACCCAGTTCTGATGATATATCTACGCACAACTCCGGTAGCACCAGAGGTAGCACCCACCAAAACACTGTCCAACGCTACGTCAGTGATCCCCGTGTTATACCTGACGTACTGTCCCAGATCAACCTGTACCCATCCCTTGTCCACTGCGGCGATGGTGTCCACCGACTTAATGAAGGTGGAAGAGTTATTCGCTGTGTACAAACTTACACTGAAAGCGTAAGACACGCCCGGTAGAACTGCGTCAAGTTGCAGTTTATCCGATACGTTGGTTCCAATTGCCATCTGGAGAGAACCCGTGGTTATCGAAACTGCACTGAATGTGGCCGCTGAACCGCCACCACCAGTAATCGATACCGTGGGGGCCGTTGTATAATCTTTTCCTGAATCAGTAATTGTTATCGCCGTAACGGCTCCCGCCGCTATCGTGGCTTCAGCCAATGCACCAGAACCACCCCCGCCTGTAAGCGTAACGGTTGGTGCAGACGTATAACCGGAGCCACCCGCAAGTGTTCCTGTCAATGTCTTTATATAGTTCGTCCAATTCCCGATAGTGTTAGTAAGGGCAAGAATTCCATCGACCACACTCTCGGCAGTGATTGCCGTGGTTGTATATCGAAACGCTCTCTCATTTATAGTGATCTGGAAGATGTCGCCAATGGCTATTGTGCCGCCGGGGGTGTAAGTTTCCCTATTTCCCACTTCACTCTCTGCGGAATAGAACAGATCAGTTGCTGTGGCCCCTGCGTTATCCCTGAACGCATAGACAATGCCGTTATAAACCCAGACTCCACGGATAGGGCCAGAGCCGGGAACTTCAACTATCTTACCTCTGGCTCTTTCTATGGATAATTGGCTGTAGGCGGCATCCAACGTATCGTCTGTTGCGCCCAATCCCTCTGCGGCCTTCTTCACTACGGACTTCGTAACACCACCTACCTGTAAGTTTTCACCAACCGTAAAAACCCCATCCACAAGAGCGAGAACATAATATCCAACTGCATCCCCCCCGGATGTTGTGCCACTGGATATTACCTGAGAGGTAATAACCTCGCCTGTCGCGCCTGATGTCGCACCTGTAACAATATTGGTATCAACAACATCCCCAGTTCCTGTCTGGAATTCCATAACCCAGTAGATGCTACTAGAGGGCTTAGTTTTTCCATCAAATCTCTCGTACCCGTCAATTCGCCTGTAACCACCCTCTGGGTAAACTTCGTAGTTCTTTCCGTAGAGCAAACTACCGGGGGGCTGTGAGAGCGCCGGGTCAGTAAGAATCTCACCCCCTTCAAATGGGAAATATTTCGCTCGCATCGAAGATGCGGGGAACGAACTTCTCGCGACTAGGTCTGCATAAATATTCGTCATATGACCTGGATAACCTCATCCGTGTCGGAACTACTTAACCTACGCCTTCGCTGTTCAGGTAGAGATTGGGATTCAAGTTTGTCTAGGACATCTTGATACTCAGCAGATGCCGCAAGGAGAATCTCTGGAGCCTCTTCCCTTTCAGCCCACATGGTCTTAGCCCTCGCGACAATTGCGCGATGGTATTGCACTGGTATGGGGGATTCATCTAAGTTTGCGGCGAGTCGTGTTCCAACACTCCAGTAATCTGCGCTGATCGTGTACACCTTGTCTGGGGCCGGGTGAACCAAAAGGTTTCCGTTTGGTCTGACAATCACATAGGTTGGGGTCGAGTTACCTTGCACACCCTGCCTGAGAGTATCCCGCCATTCGACATAATCCACTGGCACAAGATTGTTCCAATCCGCCGTAGTGTAATCAAGATAGAAGGATCGCAAATCCCATGTTCCAAAGTCAGCCGGTTTTGGGAGAGCCGGTTCCGCGACTCCAATCGCAAGAGATGTTGAGTATTGTGACCAGAGAAAATCCCAATCCTTCCAAAGCCCATGAATCTGGTAATCAGCCTCGACTACAAAATCAACAATGGCTTTTAGTTGCCCTTCCTGGCCTAATACCGTGCTTGGCCCCGTTCCAGATATACCCACCTCCTGACGGACTGTTTGGCACAGTGCAAGAAAATTCATACTTCAAATTCCGGCGACTCAATCTTGGATAGGAACATGACCCCTTCTGATTTATTCGTCCAGTTACCGCCATTCTTTGTAACAAGTTTTTTCACTGCTCTCCAAGAGAGGTCACCCAATTTCACATTATCGGCTTGACCATGTTCATCGCGAGTCATTTTTGTGTCTGAAGTTTTAGCGCAGATGCAACCAAACTCGGTACAGGTTGGGCATTCAATCGCGTCACCATTTTCAGCAACCTGATTACCACTTGCGTTATAAAAATTATCTCCTTGAGTGAAGCGCCATTTGGCGTTCCCATAGCCTTCACCGAATGGGAGAGATTTGTCCAGTTTCATTTTGTAGTATCCTGTGATATTCAATGGCAGTTGCAACTTCGTCTGGGTGAATTTTCGCGGCACATAAAGAGCCGCCTGTCTCGGCATCCCGATTACAAGTAGCAAAACCAAAGTGCATCTTATGACACGGAAAACAATCCACATCTTCCGGTTCGATGGAGGAAGTGTTGACCCAATGCTTTGTCAGATTCTCAGGTGAGGAATGTGAGAGAAGTGCAACTTTGGCAACGTCCTCTGAACTGACAGCATTGAGAACACCCGTTTCTGGGCCTACAACTAGATCGACAGTCTGCGCGAAAGCAAGTGTCTGTCTGATGTTCCATTTACCACTACGCAGAAATACTCGCGGCTCACTCTCCCATCCGACTTCGAGCATCTGACACAACGAATCACCGACCATGATGATCCGAACATCAGGCCACTTCACTAACATCTGGGCCATAACCGCGTCCATATGCGGGTACGCCTTATGAACGGACGAGCCAGAGAGCGTAATCAGAACAACATAATGGGCAAGACCAAGGCGCATATTTCGCCTTTGCGCTTTGACCCATTTTTTTTCCGTTGAACTTGGGTAAAATCTAGTTTCAAATACATGAGCGACTTCAGCAGTATCGTGAAGCGCCTCCGCATAATTCCGGTTTAATTTTTCGTGACGCTCTTCATGCGGGGTATCATAATTTTCATCACCCTTGATACAGAGCAACCCCTGCTCAACTACTCCACCCAAGTTGCACACCTTGTCGAACAATGAGTCAATGCGATCCCAGTACGGGCCTAGTTCAAAATTGGGTATCTGATCAGTCTTCTGAATAAACAGTTCATCTACGTTGGGATCGTTTACCAGAATTTCTTCGCCGCGCTCCGTTACGTTAACGCAAACTCTCTTGCCACTGTCCTTTAGAAGTTTAATAACGCTACTGATTTGCAGAACATCCCCGAACCCACCGTAACGAATGAGGCAAACGGTATTCTCCCTTTTACCTCCAAGTTCTTTGTCAGAAAGTGTTTTCCAATATTTTTCAGGTACGCGAACTATTCGCATCTAATCCTGTGGCTCTGGGTTATAAAGCGTGGGATTAACCACATCCATCACTCCGGGGTTAGTGGGATTAACCACATCCATCACATAATCGCTACCAGACGTTGGAACTTTCTTTTTCTTTTTTATATAGTCGCCATCCGAGTGGTCAGCCTCTCTAATACCGGCATCAATCTCTGCCTCTCTTATCGCCGTTTCCATAGGACTTTCGTTGTAGCCATATTTCTGACCAACCCTAACAGCAAACCCCAATATTGGATTGATCAATCCCGCAAGCATTGCCGCCGGATTAATCAGTCCGGGTTCTTGTTTAGACTGCTTGGCTTGGTAGTTGTAATGCTTGTTGTAAGCCTCAATCTGCTTACCATACTGGTTGCGAAAAGCAACCAATGCCTTTTCCTTGGCAAACTTCGACATTTTCGGAACTTCAAAATTAATCCCGAAGTAGGTTTTGGTTTCAGTTTCCTTCAACTGAGCATCTAGTACGCCCCAAGCGGTTTTCGCATCAAGCGCTGTTTTCCCCCACTGTCTTGCTTCAATCGCCCGGTGTCTTTGTCGCGCCTCTTCTATACTGATGTTGTTTGTGGCTAATGCTTTTGCAATGTTTTCTTGTTCTATTACATCTAAGGCGTGTGGGGATTGGATGGTAGGTGCGTGTACCTGATCGTATGATTCAGTGTCGATACTGGTAACAGCCATCGGGTCAAGGGTCGTATCGTAATCCGTGTCCTCGGTAGCCATCGTGCCATAAGGGCCAAATGCTTGAGGGCCATGCACTGGTGTGCCTAGAATAGATCGGTCTTTTGCCGAAAGGGGTGCGGTTGGTGAAGTAGTTGCGCTTAAATTAATGGCATTGTCTTGTTTCATCGAATGGAGTGCGGTCGATGTTCGGGCTATTGCCTCTTCCACGCCCATCCCCAATGCTTTACTCATTGCGGCGGTTGCCGCCGCCTTGGCCTGCGCGGCGTAGTTTGGGTTATCGAATGTTTCAACATCAATGCCAGTAATCGCCATATTTTTGGCTTGATTCTGGGCTTTGTGCATCGCCTCCTTCATCGCTTGGTAGCCACTGTCATCGTAAGCGCCGTACAGACCCGTGACGGCATTTTCTTGATCTATGGCCGCTTGGATAGACTGCTGATCTGGGTGAGAGCCGGGATGTTGTTGATTAGTGGACGGCCCTTGAATCCCTATGCCGCCCCAGTTGTCGAAATCAAATCCTGTGGCCGCTTCGGCCTCTACAGCATTCTGATTAGTACTGACTCCGGGGTTGTTATCCGGGTCATTGTCTGGGTGACCACCGGTTGGTGATCCAGAGGGAGCGTTCTGCCCATCTTGAGAATCGCCTAGATTACCCTCATCCCCACCAAAGCCCGCACCGGGGCCGCCATCTGGGTCTGCTGAGTCCTGACCACCTCCCATTCCTTGCGCCATAACTTAACTCTTATTCAGTGGTCGCGTTCGCCGCATGGGGCCGAACGAAAATGAGAACATCTTTGGGGCGGGGTGCATCTCTTCTCGATACACTTCACCCTTCTCCCAATCATTGACCATGTGTGGGCCATCTTCACCCCGGCAAACAATCGAAGACTTTTCGATGTCTTTAATTTTTTTAACGTAATTATTTTCTTTCATGTGCCTCGCTCCTGTGGCAAGGAAAAACTGCTTCCAAAGGTAGTCCATTAGAAGAAAAGGGGGCGGTTGCCCGCCCCCTTCCGGTACTTACCGGCCTCCGTCCAAACGTGTGCCGTTAGGCGCACTTGAAGAAGTACCAATGCCCTGCGGCTTCTGGTCTTTCCCCTTTGAATCAAGGCCAAGTTCCTTATGCGAAGAAGACATTTTCTGTTGCTCAGAAAGTCCCGACTTCACTCCAACACCATTAGTAGATTGCATAATGTTGGCTCCTATGCCGCGCTGTCCCACAGAACCACACGGGCCTGTGAGGCAGTCGAGTGAACCAAACCGGCTCCACCTAAATAATACCAGGCTATCCCACGGCTTCTTCCGTAGTCGGTCGGGATTTTTCCGCGAATTTCTTCAGGGATAGCAACGGCTTCTGCTACGGTGTCGCTTCCGAAGAAAACGGCCCAATCGCTTTTTGCCTGACTCCAAGTAGAAGCGGCAGTACCCATACCAGTGGCGGAACCGCCCTTGGCACGGTGAGTCTGCTCAATAAAGCGCACACCCTCGTATCTGCCGGTTTCACCATT